TTTTGCTCTTTTTTCCAATTTTAGGTTCCTCACTTTCTTTCAACGAGGGGGGAGAACGGGTGCCACGTTCTCTTAAGTTCTTCCAGTGCCGCGATAGCAGAGTCAATATCGCTAAACTGCCCACCGAATTTATGTTCGCCGAGATGGAGCAACTGAACAACAAATCGCTGGCGAGCCGTATGCCAACTCACATTGTTCACCCCTGTTTGGCTGTTTTTGCGAACCTTTCGGATATTCTGAAGATTCTCGTTTCTTGCTAGAACACGCAAGTTTGAAAGAGTGTTGTTCGACGGGTTTCCATCAATATGGTCAATGTCGAATTTCGGCCACTCTGCGTGCACATAAAACCACGCCAGACGGTGAGCAAGAAGTTTCTCCCCGAACACATTGACGCGACAATATCCGTCCTTTCGGACATTCGTCACAACATCGCCGACTTTTGATCGGCCAGTATCCTTCAGGGTATGGAACAGTCCTGTTTGCGAGTCATACCACACTCGCTTCCTCAACTGTTCAACGGTGAACTTCATTTCAGTTCTCCAGCCAGCGGCACTTGTCCGCAGTCATTTCATAGACCACCATGTCCGCATCGGGATAATACCCGACCACGGTGGTCATCGGTTCGAAACCCATGTGTTCCACCAGCCGCGCCGACTTGTGGTTATTGCTCGCCACCATCGCCAGAATCTTCCGCACTTTCAGTTGCCTGAACGGATACCAGAAGATCGCTTTGGTGAACTCCTTGGTCATCACCGAGCCGGGGAGCACAGTGATCGTGCCGGTGATGCTGCCATCCTCGCCGGTGAAGTCCTCGTAAAGTACCCCCGCCACAAGTGCGTCATCGCGAAGCCAGCCGATCCCTACGCCTCCGGAAGCGGGAACCGAGCACTCTGCCTGCGAGGCGACGAACTGTGATACGCGGGGGAAGTCGGTAGTCAGCATAGCTCGCTCAACTTTCTGGTGATCGCATTGATGCGCTGCTGTGTCCGCACGGCATTCGACATGACCAGGGGCGACGAGTGCTTGGCGAGCACCTTCTTCAAGTCATCGCCGTGTTGCGGATCATTCTCGGCATGATAGCGGAGGCAGCGAAGGAGCGGCTTGCCGTGGATCATTTCAAGTGTTTCGAGTTGCTGCATCGGGAACGGGTAGCACTCAAGCACAGCCATGTAGCCGAGCAGCGCAGCCGGGTCGACGTGCTTGATAAGGTAATACTGGCTGCCGGCCATGTCGGCAGCGTCCCAGTCCAGGGGCAACTGTTTCACATCAATGCCCGCAGTCGCGAGGTCGTCAGCCAGCCACTTCTCATGCTGCCGTTCTTCCTCAAGATGGTGCGTGTAGTATTCCTTCAGGTCGCCGGTCGCCTCTTTGGCAGCCTCGACCAGCAAGTTCTCGCTGGCGCTGATGATCTGGTGCAGGATGATGAGATTGCACAGCAGGACACCACGGTTCTCCAAATGAAGCGGAACCGCTTTGCTGCGTACTTGGTCGATCAAATCGAAGATCACATCACTCCCCCCGGCTCATACAGCCAATCGACCGAAGCCCAGTAAGTTTCGCTGGACGACTGGAGCAACATGCGGATGCTGGCGTTGGTGCCGATGCCTTCCGAGCCGAGCCAGTCCATGAAGGTCATCAGGCCGCCAGCCCACTTCGCGCTGTCCCAGAGGTCTTCGTCCCAGCGTCCGGGGAGGAACGACGTGAAGGTGGCGGGGTAGAGTGGCGCATTGAAGGCATAGTCGATATTCGTCGAGAACGACAGGCTGAACTGTCCCTGCGACACGATGACGGGGCGAACCATGTGGAACTGTTTCTGGACTGGGCCTTCGCCGAAGAAGCTGAATGTGGTCTGCGCCTCGGAGCGGATCGGGCTGCCGAGCGTCACCTGTCCGGTGTCGGACACGATGGCATCGTCGGTGTATTGCTCCCAGGCACGATAGACGCCACCCTGCGAGCCGAAGAACGGCAACTGTTGGTGTAGTTCCCAACAGTAGGCGTTGTAGCCCAGGAACTCGCTCCACGCCTTCGTGATGTCGTTTTGCACGAACTGGAATACGGTGGTGTCGGTACTCGGGACGTTGATCATCACCATGTTCTGACCGGGGAAGATGAATGGCTGCCAGCCGAAGCGATCCCCGTGGAGCGACACAGCCTGCGATACCAACTGTTGAATGTAGCGCCCGCTGTTCTCCTGCGTCGGATTGACCTTGGTGCTCTTGAGTAGGTCGGACATATAGACGATGCCGAACTGTGTCAGCATGAGGATGTCGCCGCCGAAGCGGGTAGCGATGCGATGACCCGAGACAGGCGCGCCGGCGAAATAGACGCCTTGCAGCCGCCAGTCGAGGGCATCATCGGGGTCGATGCCGTTATAGACGCTGACCTCGCCCTCAGACGAGATGAACGCCAGATGGTCGTCCGCGCCGTTGCCGTCGTCGATTGTCCAGGTAATGATCTGCTGTAGCGTCCCGCCGCGCGTCCAGTTCGGACCTGGGTTGAAGTCGGTCGCCACACCATAGACCTGATCGGGTGGCAGATACCATGCCCGCGTGGTGTCCTTCTCAACGAACCACAGTCGTTTCTGGTGAGAATAGACCTGTACGAACGTCACCGGATCGACGCCGCTGATGGTATAGGGTGCCGTACCGTCGCCGGCAGTCAGTCGCTCGGCGGCACTGGTCGGGTCGATCACCAGCGGCTCGGACTCGCCATTGCAAGCGACCAGAAACACACCGGCGGGGTTCGGGAAATTGACATGCTGCCACACCGAGTTGCCGGTCAGCGCCGTTTCCATCACGCCGGCAGCGTTGGGGATGGTCACGTTGTAGAGCGACGCGTCGCCAGCGTCATCCACGACCGCATACAGTTGCGGGTCAGTGCCAAGGTTGTGCGACATGAGCGACCGCACCGGCCCGGGCAGCCCGACCACATGCTGCACAAAGCCGTGCCGCACCTGACACCCGTAGGGCTGGGCGAACATATTGCGGAGCGACAGGGCGTAACCCTCGGGCATGAACCCGAGTGCATCGAAGGCATTGATCCCCTTGATCGGCGACGGGCGGGTCAGCAGCTTCGAGGTCTGACGATTGACGGTGGTGTCAATGCCCATTACGGATACCCGCTCACGTTCCAGCTACCGTCCGGGATGCTGTTGACGCCGATCAGCATCGTGCGGGAGCGGGGTGCCAGCGTCAGGGTCGGCGCGCCCTTGTTCTTGCCGGTACGGCTCCAGAACAGTTGAATGAAGTCCGACTTGAACGAGGTCGTATCCAGACCCTTCGCCTCGCGGAACTTCAACTTGAGGTAAGAGGACACAATCCACGGATCGAGCAGGATCAGGTTCGTGTCCGACTCGACTTCACCGTAGGTCGTGTTGTTTTCGGTCGCCGACTGGAGCCAGTGGTTGCTGATGTACTCCATCGCCAGCGTCCAGGGTGCGAAGACACCCGTGGAGGTATCAGGCGACGGGGTATTCGCGGGCGACGGCGTGGGAAAGATGTTGAATTTACCCTTCCACACCCGGTAGCGGATACGCGGGCCGGAGGACAACAGTCCGCCCTTGAGCCATTGCCATTCCTGCGGCGACTTCGGCCCCATGAGCGGCCAGTGGTTCGTGCGATCCCATTGGGTTTGGTCGATGAAGTAGCTCCAGTCAGAGGGGAGGACATACTCGTCCTGCCCCTCGACTGTTTCAACGATCCATTGCTTGTCCAACTGTTCCCAGGGGTAGCCCTGGACAAGTTCGTATCCTGCGCGGTTCAGAAGGGCAAGGAACTGGCGAACGAGTTCGTCCTGAGAAGCGACGACCTCGCGCGGCGACGGCAGACCAAGTTCCGCCATCGCTTGCTGGACTACTTTCAGGACACTCCATTCGCCTTCCATTGCTTACCCCTTTGCAGACTTCGGCAGATGATCCTTGAATTCCGGCTTCGGCTGCGCCTTCAGCAGCATTTCCATCTGCTCCTGAAGGGTAGCCAGTTGATTCTTGAGGGCGATCTTTTCCTCGTCGTCGGCCTTTTCCTTCGACTTGGTCAGCCACTCGGCAGCCATCTTGCGGAGATCGTAGCCACCCATGATCTTCTGGATCGAACTGTCGGGCAGCGCGCTCAACTGTTCGACGGTGTGGATGTGCATCGCCTTCAGTTCGGCAGTCAGTCCGACCTTGTTGAGCAGGAACGGGAAGTGTTCCAGCGGGGTGCCAGTACCAGCCTCTTCGATGCCCTTCTTCCAGGCATTGTACTTCTCGCCAAAGCGTTGCAGGTAGAAGCCATCGGTGATCGGGGTGTCGATCACAGTCAGTTGGCTGCCGGGGGTGAAGATCGTAATGAAGTCCTTCTCGTCGAACACGGCACG